TAACAATTGATCCCAGAGTCACTGGTTTGGAAGCCAGAGATGAGATGGGTTTAGTTGATTATGTTAAGCGAGAATCTTATTTAACAACATTTAATTGGACTAGCGATGCTGCTCCTGGAGATATGTTGTGGAATTGTCGTGTAGCTCCAGATTTATTTGGAACTGCTAATTATACCACGCCTACTTTGAGGAGGGAATTGCATATGACACCAATGTGTCACATGGCCCAATTATTTAAATTTTGGCAAGGATCTGTCAAATTTAGATTTCAAGTTGTTAAATCAGCATACCATAAAGGTAGAATGCTGATTAGATATGATCCCAGAGCTTTAGGCGCAGATATTGATTACAATACGAATTATTCGAGAGTAATAGATATTGCTGACGCCGAGGACTTTGAAATAACTATTGGTTGGGGACAGTTCCAACCTTGGTTAGAATGTACTGAGATTGATAATAATATTAATTATTCACCCACTACAAGACTGAATGAATTATTTTTCAGAGCTTGTAATGGAGTTATCGAATTAGATGTAATTAATGAATTAGTATCACCTAGTGCAGATTCTGATATTTCAGTCAACGTATATGTTTCCATGTGCGATGATGCTAGATTTGCTATGCCAGATGCACAGAAAGTTAGGAATTTATCCTACTTCAAGCATCCGCAAGAACTAGGAAATACGGAACCAGAAGACACTTTGGAATCACAAAGTGGATTAGTTATGGAAAACAGTGTTGATGAACCGAACGCTAGCATGCAATTGGAAACAATTGCTAGTGAAGCTGAATCGGAAGATCAAACCATGAACGTTTATTTTGGTGAAAATATCACCAGTATACGTGAATTGGTTAAAAGATATGTCATGACCAGATATTGGTGTAGGACATTTCCTAAAGGACCAGGGGATTTTAATGCCTTGGTACTTAAGAATAAAACTTTTCCATACCAGCAAGGATATGATCCTCAAGGATTAGATAATGAAGAATTCGGGAATTATACTCATAGTAATATGAATCCCATTAGTTATTTTCAAACTTGTTATTCTGGATATAGGGGTGCTATAAGACACAAGTATTTATACCATTCCTCAAGTAGCCAAGTTGCTCCTATAGTCGTTAGAAATGAATTTGAAGACGATCCAATGGGAACATGGGTTATTGATAATGTTACAGGGCGTGATTCCTCATCTGTAACAAAATTTGCCACGAGAGATACGTGGCAGGGAGCAGCAGCTACCGGAACACTTACAAATAGTGGTCTGGAAGTTGAATTTCCCTTTTATAATAGAGCAAGAATCGGTTATTCACGATTGATTCGCTCTAGAGCTTTGGATTGTCCAACCACAAAAAGTAATTTTGTTACAGGTTTGGATTTTGCATTTAGCTCTGGTACCAATGATAGATTGGCTTTCCAACAGTGGACATCCGCTGGGGAAGATTTTTCTTTCTATTTCTTTACTGGGGTACCAATTTTATACCAGTATACTGAGGATTAATCCTCAATTAAAACGGAGACGTTTCAAAACATCTATCAATTGCCTGTCGGTTTGGACGGGCGAAATCACTCGGGTGACTCGAGTGTGCGACGGACTATTAAGTCAGCGTCGTCGGGCCTAGCCCTCTTATAGTTCTAACCGAACTTAATATGGGGGTTTCCCGTATCAAGATGTAGGTTACAAGTTTAAGAGTCAGATAGACCTGGAATAAAGTTATCACCACACAACTGTGTTTTTCCGAAAGGATTTCACAGCATGCGGAGATAGTTTAACGAACAGAAGTAAAACTTTGTTCCA